GCGTTATGTCCTGCAGCTTGTCCGGGTAGCCGGGGCACCAGGCGATGCCCTCCGGTTGGTCCTTGTCGTGGAAGCCCGCCGGCTCTGCTGCCTCCTGCTGGGCGAGGGCGGCCTCCACAAGGCAAAGCGCAATGCTTAGCCCTTGCACGACTGCAGAGGTGGCAGTCCCCTCTGGCTGAGGCGCAGGCACTTGCGCGCCAGCCATCCGCAGACTCTTGGCAATAGCCGCCAGCGCTTCTCGGTCTTGGGTCATTGCATTCCCCTCATTTGGTCAGCGGCCCGGGCGCAACCCCGGGCTTTCGGCATCGTTTTCCACGTGCTAGAACTCGATACCACTCGATGCCTCACCGCGCTCGCGGCCGCTGGTTGATCGTTGAGCAGGGCAGGGCGCCATCCCGTCGCCACCTGGCACGCCCGCGCTTCCCGTGCCCCGCTCTTTGATGGGTCAGGCGACAACGGCGCAACCCGCTGCTGTTGGGGCGTTGGCGGCTCGCACGAACGGAAAACGTTCACCGCGTCGGCTCCCTCACTGCGCATGCAGTCGCCTGGTTGATCTATGCCGCCGCCTTGCGCAGCTGGGCGGTGTACTCGTCCACCCGCGCCGCGAAGACGTGAAGGTCAGCCAGCAGCGCCTCGATGTGGGCGTCATCCCGTGGCACGCGTTGCACCTTCAGCGGCAGGCCCGGGCTGTAGACCACGAGGTCGCACCACTGGCGGCCGGTGATCCACATCAGGCCTTGCATCTGGTCCATGTACTCGGCGGGGTCGTGCTCGATGTACAGCTGGGCCAGCTTGAACGGGTTGGCCGGACACTTGATCTCGATGAGGCCGTCGGCGTCCACGAGGCCATCGGGCGAGCCGCCGAAGCCGTCACGGATGCAGATGCCCACCTCGTCGACAAACGCGCCGGTGCGGGCCTCGTACAGCTGGCGGGCCTCATCCTCCAGTTCGGTGCCGCGCTTCATGGCGGGCGTGACGAAGCGATCGACCATGCTGCCGCTGACGCGCTCGATGGCCAGTTCGGCCATGTAGTCGAGCTGCGCCTGCGACGGCGCGCCGTTCTTCAGCTTGGCGCGGGCGTCCTTGGCGCGGCTCATCGTGATGCGGCCGGTGCGCGCGGCGAACCACTCGGGCGAATGCTGCTCGCAGTCGATGACGAGGCAGGGCGTGCTCATGGCTGCACCTCCCCGCTGTTGGCGTCCTGCGCGGCGTGCGAGGCAATCGCCTCATCCGCCTCGGTCGCGGTGGCGCGCAGCGCGCGCAGTTCGCCCTTCAGCGCGATGCGGGTCTGCTCGGTCTGCGCGTCCCACCACTCACGAAGCTTGACGGTGCCTTCGGTGGCCGCGTTGCGCGCCTCGGACAGCTTGGCGTCGAGAACGCCCTGATCCTGCGCTGGCTGCACTTCCTCGACGGCGCCCATGATCTTCGGGGCGGCCGGCGCAGGTGCTGGCGCCAGATCCATCGCTTCTTCCGCGATCAGCGCACCGCCGATGGCCGCCGGGTACACAGCGCGCACGCCCTCGGCGATGCAGCGTGCACGCAGCATGGCGCGCGGGTAGTTCTTCCAGTTGTCCTTGCCCGTCAGGCCGGCTTTCTTGGCCTGCTCAAAGGTCCAGACCATGCGCAAGCTGCCGCCTTGCGGGTGGCTGAAGGTGGCGTCCGCCGTCTGCTCGTCGAGGCGGTGCCACTCAACCCGGCCGCCTGCCTGCTGGAAGCGGGCGAGAACGCTGTGCGTCTTGCGGGCGGCGCGGCCCTGAATGACATCGTAATCCTGCGCGACGGTGGCGGGGTGCATGCCCTCGGCCTGCGCGACCAGCATCAGCGCGATGGCCTGCTCCGGGGTTTTCAGCCCGAACAGGCCGGAGCGCGCGAGTGCGCTGCCCATCTGCTGCAGTTCGTTGAACGGTACGAGTGCGGTTGTCATCGGTGTCTCCCTGTCAGTTGAAGGTGCGCGGATCGCAGAACCACGCCTTGATCCGCTGCCACAGCGTCGGCTTCTTGAACGGCCGCGCCGGGTCGTACATGCGCGCCGGCTCCGCGGGCATCTGGCTGAGTTGCACCGCGCAGTCGCATGTCCGGCCCCGGCCGACCTGGCAGCGGGTGCAGATCGCGCCATCGCCCAGCAGCGCCCGCAGCACCCAGCCGCGCTCCTGCTCGGTCAGGTCCTGCTGCTGCGTGGCGGCGAAGCTGGCTTCCCGGTCATTGCGCAGCGGGCGCAGCGCGGCTTCGTGGGTCTTGGCGAAGGGATAGGCGCGTGCCATGTCAGCCTCCAAAGGCAAGGAACAGCGCGGCGATGCCGCAGGCAAGGCAGATCGCCACGAAGGCGCTGCTGTCGGGCTGAAGGTCGAACAGGTCACGGCGCATGGCTGGCCTCCGCGGTCTCGTCCACGGCCGCCACCTGCTCGTCGCTGAGGGCGTCGTCGATCTCGTGCAGCTGCTCGGCAAGGCCACCCGTCTGCTGGTGCGCGTTCTCCATCAGGGCGCGCAGCTGGCTGAGGTAGAGAGCGAGGGTCATTGCCAGCTCCTCACGACTTGCAGCGTTCCGAAGTCGTCGACTACGGCATGGGCCTGCGGATAGGCGGCGCGGGGGGTTACGTCGTGGTGTTCGCAGCCCACGTGCAGCGTGATCAGGTAGTGCGGGCTCTCCCGCAGGCGCTGGAAGTTCACGCCCACCTGGCCAAGCGCCAGGCCGCAGAGGTCGTTGAAGCGGGCGGCAGTCACAGCACCCCCGGCATCAGCTTGTCGAACAGCGCACGCGCGGCAGCGGTGCCAGTGGGGTACCGGGCCGGCGCCGGCTCGCAGGCCTGCCGGTAGTAGGCGGTGCGCAGCTGGTCAGCCTTCCACGCCGCCAGGATCACCGCGCCGATCACGTCCGGCCGCTCGAAGCCGATCGCCGCGATCAGCTCATCGCTGCACTGCGCCACCGTGTCCACCAGCCAGTCCTCGTCGCACGGAATCGTCGGCGCGATCAGCTCGGCCTGGTCCGCCGGGTGCATCTCGGCGAAGTCGCGCGCCAGCTTCTTGGCATCCACCGGATGGCGAATCGGCGGCCAGTTGGCGGGGGCGGGGATCTGGGGAGTGGGTTGCATTGCTGCCTCCGGTGTCGATGGGAGACAGTATCGGCAATGCCGATAGTCTTGTCAACGGCAATGCCTATATTTCTCGCGTGGTTCGATTGCGTAAAGCGTTACGTAGTTCTCGCTTCGCCAGGCCTCGCCGCTAGAGTTGAGGCAGGAGGAGAACATGCACAAACACATGGCGGTCGGCGCGTTTGCGTTGGCCCTCGGCGCGTGCGCCTCGCACACCGGCGTGGTGCCGACCGGCGGGGGCGACTTCATCATTGCCAGCCAGGCCGCGACCGGCTTGTCAGGGTTGGGCAACCTGAAGGCAGAACAGTTGCGCGAGGCGGCGGCGCACTGCGAAAGGTTGGGGCAGGGCTTCGAGGTGCTGGAGTCGAAGGAGACGCAGCCGCCGTACGTCTTTGGCAACTACCCCCGATCGGAGATCAGGTTCCGATGCGCCAAGCGATGAAGAGCGCGTTACGCCTGATCGGCTCCGTAGTTCTAGCCTTGGTCGTCTTTCGGGTTGCCCTTGGACTGTTCGGCCCGCCTGGCGCCTTGCTAGCAGCGGTCGGCCTGGGTGGGTGGTGGGCCGCCAGAGCAGCGGGTTTTTCGCTAAGTTCGTTCTGGAGGGCACCGGCCAATGGCGAAGCCGTTCCTCGCGCTGCTGATGGGCGCGACAGCGCTGGCAGCAACAGCGATTGCCAGTGAGCGCTCCCCCGCCGTCAAGGCCGAGTTCCGCCGCCTGAACCCCTGCCCGAGCACCGGCAAGACGCGCGGCGCCTGTCCGGGCTATCACGTCGATCATCGGGAGGCGCTGATCTGCGGGGGCAGGGACGAGCTGGCGAACCTTCAGTGGCTCTCGATCCCGGAGCACAAAGAGAAGACGCGGGTCGAGGTGAAGCTGTGTCGGCCGAGATGAGTAGCGTGTGCAATTGATTGCAGGCAGAGCGCTGGAAAGGGCTGAGCCGGCACGACGATTGCGACGTCACGTTCACAGGAAACTGCAAGATTTCGCGCTTCCTAGCCTATACCTGGTAGGTATATCGGCCGAAACTTTCCTGTACAGTCGCGGTCCATCAGCAGACACCGCACCACAGTGTCAGACCTAGAGGAGATGCAGATGCTGAAGATGGAGCAAATGAAGCGTCTCGCCACGACGGGCCAACGCGAGAAAATCCGCCCTCGGGTCGAGGTGAAGGCGGGAACTCCTTCGGAGCGCCAGCAGGTGATCGCCGCGGCGCGCCGTGTGATCTCTGAGCACCGCGAAGTGCTCATGGCACTTAAGAACCGTTGAGTAGCCTTGACGTTGATTTCGTCATCACGATCCACGACGAAATCATCGATCAGTTCGGCGGTCTTCCTGGTTTTGCGGGGCAAGGTAAGGGCGGAGTCGAGGCCGCCCTCCAGCGAGTCGAGAACCACGCCTTCTACAACGGCCTTGATGACGTGTTCGGCATTGCCGCGATGTACGCGGAGGCGATAGCCAGAGGGCACGCCTTCAACGACGCGAACAAGCGCACAGCTCTGACGTGTGCCTTGTCATACCTTGAGCGGCAGGGCATACGCATCCGCAAGGATCCGATTCTTGAGGAGGCTACGGTGGCGCTCGCGGATAAGTCATGGGACTCCGCCGCCTTCGCGTGGCTGCTGTGGCGCCTTTCGACCAACTGACTCATTAAAGCCCGCCCCGAGCGGGCATTTTCACGCCTGCCTGCGGCGTTACTCCGCTGTGACGCGGCCAACGCCCCAGGAGTGCGCTATTCCCACCCCCTAGATCATGGGGTGAGCCACCCTCCCGCTATCCTGTCTGGACAGAAAAACAGTGAGCGGGCGTATGAGCAGGGCTGGTTTCGACTTCCGCCGGCATGGCGGCATGATGGTGGTTGAGGTGTCGGGGCTATTCGGGCCAGCTGAGGCCGCGATTGCTGCCGCCAGGCTGGGGCGCGAGCTGACCAAGGCGCACGCGGTCAAGGTGCTGTTCGATCTGCGTCGCGCTGTGCTGCTGATGGCCGAGGATGATGGCCCTTTGTTGGCCCAGCACCTCCGGGATGTCGGCGTACCGGTGGGCCTGCTGGTGGATCCAGCTCAGCGTGCGTTTGCCTGGGGCGTGTGGTCCGAGATGGTCGACGAAGGACGAACAGCCGTGCCGTTCCTCAGCCCTGCACGGGCGTCGGAGTGGCTGGCGGTCCCTCCAGAATCTTTGCGATCAACGCGGCTTTTTCTGCCGGTGTCTCAGGTGGGTGGTCAGTGAAAGCGATCGCCTCGCAGATCGCCATGGCCCACCTGAACTGACCGGGCGAGTCGACGCGGCGCTTCTCGAGCGCCATCGCCACCTCGAGCACCCTCGGGGACAGCTGGGCTTCCGGGGCGCGGCTGTGCCAGTTGTTCGGCAGTCCCCAGTGCTCAGGCCCAACGACGTCCGAAAAGTAGTTGACCAGCGCGGGGATGTGCTTCTTCGCCACCCGCCCGTAACGCAGCCACTCTGACACAGAGGGTTGGCGCACGCCAAAGGCCGCAGCCACATCGTGCTGCGTCACGCCCTTCTGTTTCATCGCCTCGCGCAAGGCCGCGCCCAGGCTCTCCCCCATCAGCATCTGCGGATTGCAACAGGCGATGCCTGTAATAGGCAATGCGCTTGCGCTTAGCATCGGCATTGCCTATCATGTACCCCATGAAAGCGATCGAGCGGGCAATCCAAGTCTTCGGCAGCCAAGCGGCAATGGCTTCGGCGCTGGGGATCAAGCAACCGACCATCAGTGAGTGGCTGCGCGGCGAGCGCCGGGTGCCGGCCGAACGGTGTCCCGAGATCGAGCGCGAGACGCGCCGCCGCGGGCAGCCCGTTCTCTGCGAAGAACTGCGCCCGGACGTGGCGTGGGATGTCTTGCGCGAACAGGTGGATGAAGGTGCCGCTGCGCAGCTGCCTGCCAAGCCCAAGAAAGCCCGGTCTCCAGCGAACGACCACCGCGAGATCCACGGCGTCGGCTCTGAGGCCCGCCATACCGCCTTTGGCGACATCCGCATCGACCGCCGCGAGCGGCCGGAGTAGGACGTGGCCGCCGCACAAGTCTCCTCCTGGCAGCGCGTCAGCGCGCCTTTCCCCTCGGCGCTGTCTGGCCGCGGGGCTCTTTCTTCCCCTCATGGCCGCCTCTGCGCTGCCAGTGCCTCGAACTCCCGCGCCAAGTTGCGGAAGCACCGGGCGATGAACGCCTGCACGGCCGACGTCGCCCATTCCTGATCCGTCATCACTTCACCCAAAGGAGAGTCCTCATGCGTCACATCGTCCCCTCGGCCTCGCAGAAACGCGAGCAAAGCACTGGAAACCCGGCGAAAGGCCTGCACTACATGCACCCCGACGACCTCCGGCAGTCGTCATTGCAGGACGTGGTGGTGGAAGCGATCTTGCAGTCGCGCTTCACGCAAAGCGGTCTCGCTCGGGTGTGCGGGTTCAGCGAGGCATATCTATCGAAGGTCGTCCACGGCCATGCGGGGCTGCACGGGGAATGGTTGACCGTGTTCTGCAGCAAGACGCGATCCATCGCCGTGTGGCAGTGGCACTCGCTGCGCATCTCTGACGCCCTCCAGGCCGAAGGCTTCGATTTCGAAGCGCTGCAGTTGGCCGCCTTCCCGCGCCTGCAATGAAGCGGACGCCGGGCAGGGAGGAAAGCTGTGAAGGAAAACAGAAATTCGACACACAGGCGCTTGCCCGGCGCACCGCTGATCGCATCAACCGCAACGGCGGGCGCGTTCGCGTCTATCGCTGCGTCGTGTGCGACGGCTGGCATTTGGGCGGCGTCTCACGTCCTCGTGCGTGAAGCACCGGAAATGTGAGGAAACCCATGCAGCTCGACTTCCTCGACCAGTTGGACCCGCCGGCCGCGCGCCGGTGTGACCCCGCCACCAGCAAACGAGCCGCACAAGCCGCGCTGCACCTGCAGCTGAAGCACGCGGCGCGCATCCTGGCCGCGCTCCGGCGCTACGGGCCAATGACGGTCGATGAGATCGCGCGGTTCACCAAGCTGGCCAGCCAGCAGATCAACAAGCGGCTGCCCGAGCTTGAGCGCGCCGGCCATGCCAAGCCCACCGGCCACGAGCGGCCGAGCAACAGCGGGCGGGATGAGCGGGTTTGGGAGGCGGTCGAGTGAGTCCCACTTTCCCCCTGAACAACAAGAGCCGCAACAGGGAGCATCGCGCGCAATGAGCGAATCAACAACTGCCCCACTTGTCCCGGGTGACGTGGACCTGCGGGACTTCTCCTGGATGCCGATCGAGATTCACCGCCTGCGTCGGTCGAAGGCGTGGCTGATCTGCAAGCGCAAGCCCGAACTCGCGTTCTACATGATCAACCTGTGGACCGCTGCATGGCATGACACGCCTGCCGGCAGCCTGGAGGACGACGACGACGTGCTCGCCGACCTGGCCATGTGCGAGCCGTCGAAGTGGGCCAAGGTGCGCGAGCAGGTGCTTCGCGGCTGGGTCAAGTGCAGTGACGGGCGTCTCTACCACCCGGTTGTCGCAGACAAAGCGAAGGACGCCTGGTCCCAGAAACAGGCACAGCGACAGCGCACGGAAGCGGCACGTCTGGCACGCGAACAGAAGCGGCAACAGACACAGCAACAGAGCAAGCCGGCAAAGCCCACAGTCGCTGTCGCAGAGTCTGTCACAGACATTGCCACTGAATCCAACAGAACAGAACAGAACGGAGAGGGAGAGGGAGAGGGAACAGAGACTCTCTATTCCGCTCCTGACGGAGCGGACGCTGCCGCGTCGCCGGCCGCTCCAGCTCCGGGTAAGCCCGAGCCGGCGCTTCAGGCCCCATCCCCCGTCGACACGATCTTCGCCCTCGGCCTTCCGCTGCTGCAGCAGGCGAACGTCGCCGACCGCAACGCCCGGACCTTCCTCGGACATCTGCGGAAGATCGCCAAGGACCGAGGCGGGGACACGGCCGTGGTGCGTGCCCTGCAGCGCTGCGTCGAGGCCCAGGCCGTCGACCCCGTCACGTTCCTGCAGGGCTGCTTCAAGCCCGAAACCGCCGCCGTCCGCGAGGTCGATCGGGCAGCAAAGAACGCCGAGGCGGAACGCCTGCTGTTCGGCGAAACGGAGGTCATCGATGCGTAGGGAAGACCTGCAGCCGTTCGGGCAGATGCTCGACGCCGTGTGCAGCCTGCTGAGCCGCGGCAACTACACCCCGAACGCGACCAACACGGCGCTTTTCTTCCGGGCGCTGCAGCGGTACTCGCTCGACGAGGTGCGCGCCGGCTTCGACGCCCACGTGTCGGACCCGCAGCGCGGCAAGTTCGTGCCGACGCCGGCTGATGTGATCGCGCAGATCGAGGGCCTGGCGGCCAACGACGGGCGGCCCGGCGCTGAGGAGGCATGGGCCATCGTGCTGCGGGGCCGCGATGAGGCGGAAACCATCGTCTGGACCGCAGAGATGGCCGAGGCCTGGAGCATCGCCAAGCCGGTGATGGACCTCGGCGACGAGGTAGGGGCTCGGATGGCGTTCCGTGAGTCCTACGGCCGGCTGGTCGAAGACGCGCGCCGCAAACGCATGCCGCCCGGCTGGTCGCTGTCCCTCGGGCACGACGAGCAGCGCCGGATCGAGGCGATCCGCAGCGCGGTCAGCGACGGCCGCCTGCCGGAATCGGAGCTGCAGGCTCTACCGGCGCCACGTGGGGATGTGCCGCTGCTGGCAGCGCCGAAAGCTGGCGCGATGTCACAGGCCGAAGCAACGGCACGCGAAGCGCTGCGCAACCTCGCCGACCGACTGCGTGCACGCCGGGAGGCCCCGAGCGAGGACTACGTGGCGAAGCTCGAAACCGAGCAGCTGAAGGCGGAGGCGCACAGGAAGTTTGTCGAGGCGGGCGCGGAGCTGATCGGGCGCGCAGAGACGAAGGTGCAGGAGCAGCAGCAATGAACGAGACCGGCTTGACGCCCTGCATGGGCGGATGGTGCACGAAGCGCAACCACTGCCCGCACTACCACTCGACTGCACAAACCGACCCGAACGAGCGGCTTTGTCCGCCGGGGCAGGACGGCAGCCGCGCGATGTGGCTGCGACTGGAAGGCGCGGAAACCGAGGAGGTAGCAGCATGAGCCGATACCTCGCCCGCGGCGTCAACGGCAAGAGACGCGAGCCAACGACCCGCAGCCTGAAGCTGCTGCTCGAGTACGCGCACTACCGCGCGCAGGACGCTGACAAGTTCGGATGGCCGGCGCTTGCCCAAAGCTGGAGGCAGGACGAGGCGAGTGCACGGGCGGAGTTGCAGAAGCGGGGAGTGATGGCGTGAGCGGCGGGCGCGCTACTTGGCTCGGTCGATCGCGCGCTCCAACCATTCGCGCCCGAGGCGTTGGAGCTTCGCCCATCGCGCGTCGTCAAGGCGCACAGAGCGCACCGGTGTTTCGCGGCGCTGCTCAGGGGGCAGGGGCGGGCGGCCCCGGCGCTTCGGCTCGGTGGGGGTGGTCATTCGGCGGCTTGCTCGGGGCCGAACGCCTCGACCTGCAGCGCGACCTTCTGCTCGATGGTCAGCGCCTCGAACTCGTCGCGGGTCATCGTGGCATCGGTGTCCACAAATTCGGCCCACAGCGCGAAGTCGGCGGCGATCTCTGCGTAGGTGTGTTGCTGGCCCATTCCTCTCTCCTCGTTGCCCGACAACACTGCGCTGTCGATGGAATAACTGTAATACGACAAAAGCCGTTGAGCAAGCAGCAGGAGGTTGATTGTGTGTAATACGGCAAATGAGGCGATAGCGCAGGCCAATCGGCCGGTTGTGCACATCCCCATCCGCACCGGCCGCGGCCCGAACAACCGCGAGCACTACATGGCCCGGCATCGCCGCACCAAGGCCGAGCGCGAGGCGACGGCGTGGGCGATCCGCATGCAGAGGCCCGAGAAGCCGGCGCTGCCCTGCGTGATTCTGCTCACCCGCGAATCGCCCAGCATCGGCCGGCTGGACGACGACAACGTGCGCGGCAGCCTCAAGGCCATCCGCGACGAGATCGCCGCCTGGCTGGGTGTGGACGACCGGCACAGCGACGTGGTGCGCTACGAGTACGCGCAGGCCAAGGCGAAGGAATGGGGCGTGCGGGTGGAGGTGGTGCGATGAGCGTGCGCCCCGGCCTTGGAAGCACGAAGCCTCACCTGATGCGCCTGAACGGGCAATGGTTCTGCCTGTGGCGCAACGCCCGTGGGCACGGTTCGACGCCGCGTGCCGCATGGGTCGACATGGAACTGCGGAGGCTGAAGCGGTGACGTGCCTCAGCTGCGCCCACGGCGCCCTGCGTGACGCCAAAGACCAGAAGCGCGACGGCGTGCTGCGCCGCATGGCCGCGCTCGGCTTGGTGAACTGCGAGCGAAGCGCGTTGCGGGCCAGTTTCCACGCGCCGGAGCACCGGTGCGAGCGGTGGGCGGCCGCGCCGGCAGGCGTCGAGCAGGCGAGACGGGAGTGGTTCGAGAGGAGGGCGCTATGCCAATGAGACCGATTCAGGTGATCCGCTCACGCCTCGGCGTGACGCAGCAGGAACTGGCGGTGGCCATCGGCTGCCAGCAGTCGACGATCAGCTACTACGAGCGCGGCGGGACGATCGTGCCGGCTGTGGCTGCGCGGTTGATCGCGTTCGCCAAGGGCCGCGGGCTGCCGCTGACGTATGACCACGTCTACGGGGCGTCGGAGGTGCCGCACCAGAGAAGGCTCGAGGTGCAGGTGTGAGCGACGACCACAAGGTCGGCTGCACGGGCAAAAGCCCGTTCGCCTCTTTCGGGGAGGCGCAGAAGCGAGCCCGCCGCATGCGGCAGCGCGACAACGGGGCACACGTGGAGCCGTACCACTGCCGCCACTGCAATCGGTTCCACGTCGGGGAGGCGCGGTCCTACGGACGGCGGAGGCGGGAGATTGAGGAGGTCGAATCGTGACGAAAGAACGGAAGCCGCGCGGCCAGCCGCTGACCTACACCAAGGCGGTGGCGGATGACATCTGCGCACGGCTGGCGACCGGGGAGTCGCTGCGAGGCATCTGCCGGGATGAGGGGATGCCGCCGGAGTCGACGGTCAGAAGGTGGGTGCTGGAGGACCACGACGGCTTCGCAGCGCGTTACGCGCGCGCGCGCGACATGGGGCTCGATTCGCTCGCCGACGAGATCCTCGAGATCTCCAACACCCCCCAGGTAGGCACGAAGACGGTGAGCAAGGCGACCGGCGTGGAAGTGACCGAGGCCGACATGATCGAGCACCGCCGGCTGCAGGTGGACGCGCGCAAGTGGTACCTCGCCAAGCTCGCCCCCAAGAAGTACGGCGACAAACTGGCGATCGGTGGCGCCGACGACCTGCCGCCGCTCAAGACGCTGCCCGACGACCAGCTCGAGGCCAAGATCAAGGCACTGCAGGACAAGCTGAATGCCGACAAGGGCTGAACTCGAAGAACTCGCCCTGCTGCTGGAGGAGAAGGCGGCGCGGCTGAAGGCGAACCGCTACCGGACGGTGTTCGCCAGCCTGTACGGGTGGCAAGTCGAGTTCATCGCGGCCACGGCGAGCTACTCGCAGTGCTGCCTGATCGCGGCCAACCGGATCGGGAAGACCTACACCGGCACGTACATCGACGCGATCCATGCGCTGGGCGAGTACCCCGACGACTGGCCGGGCCACAAGTTCGAGCATGCCCCGCTGATCTGGTGCCTGGGCTACTCGGGCGAGAAGACGCGCGACCTGCTGCAGACGCCGCTGGTCGGGCGCAAGAACGGCGACAGCTTCGAGGGCGGCCTGATCCCGGCCGATCGGATCGTCGGCTACGAGTCGATGACCGGCACGCCGAACGCCGTCCGGACGCTGCTGATTCGCCACAAGAGCGGGGAGGTCGCCCGCATCCAGTTCTGGAGCTACAGCCAAGGGCAGCACGCGCTGATGGGCGACGCGGTCGACTGGTTCCACATCGACGAGGAGCCGCGCGACCCTGCGATCTACCCACAGGTGCTGGTGCGCACGGCGTCGGGCGACAAGGGCAGGGGCGGCCGCGGCATCCTGACGTTCACGCCGGAGAACGGCCGGACCGAGCTGGTGATCCAGTTCATGGACACGCCAGGCCGTGCCCAGTTCTGCATGCAAAAGGGCTGGGACGACGCGCCCCACCTGAACGAGAAGACCAAAGAGGAGCTGCTGTCGAGCTTCCCGGCGCACCAGCGCGAGATGCGGACCAAGGGCGTCCCGATGCTCGGGCACGGGCGGATCTATGACATCGCCGAGGAGGACGTGACCTGTGCGCCGTTCGAGATCCCGCCGCACTTCAAGGTGATCAACGGGATGGACTTTGGCTGGGACCATCCGCAGGCGCAGGTGCAGCTGGCGATCGACCTGGACAATGACGCCTACTACGTGACACGAGCCTGGAAGAAGGCGCGGGTAAGCCCCAACGACGCATGGGGTTCGGTGAAGTCGTGGGCGGCGGGTGTGCCGACCGCCTGGCCGGCGGACGGGCTGCAGACCGAGAAGGGTAGCGCGAAACAGCAGAAGTCCTACTACACCGAAGCCGGGTTCAAGCTGCTGGCCAACCACGCGGCCTGGCCCGATGGATCCAACGGCGTCGAGGCGGGGCTGTACGAAATCCGCGACTTGATGCTCAAAGGCAAGTTCAAGATCTTCCGCGGCCTGCGCGATCTGCTCGACGAGTTCCTGCAGTACCACCGCGACGAGAACGGAAAGATCGTCAAGGTTCGCGACGACGCCCTCGACGCGATGCGCTACGCGTACATGATGCGCCGCTTTGCCGTGCCGTTCGGTGAGGTGGGCAAGCCCAAAGCGCCGGCATTCGACCCAATCCCTATAGCCTCGCCGTGGGCTAGGCGTTAGACTCCGCGGCGCGGGGCCGCGAGTCGGCGACCGCCCACCTACGACCGGCCCCGCCGGCCCGCTGAGTAGCCCGAGCCGCCAGCAGCTCATCCGCAGACAGGATGAACTGCCATGCCGACCCTACGCTCTGGCGCCTCCACCACCATCACCCTCCCGGCCGGGTGCTCCGTCGTGTTCGACGGCAACAGCGCCGGCAGCGTCTCCATCACCTCCGGCCGCCTGGCCGGGCAGGCTCTCTCTGTCGGGGTGGAGGGCGGCAAGCTCGGCCCCTATGACACGACGCAGACGCTGTCGCTGAGCGCACAGCGTGACCTGAGCTACATGCTCTACGGCTCCAACGGGCAGCCGCTGGGGATGTGCGAGGGCATGGTGCTGCTGGGAGATAGCCACCTCCAGCTGCAGTACAACGATTTCAGCTTCCCCGGGGTGCTCCAGGGCGTGAGCCGCAAGGGCTACATCTACCTGGCCAACATGATGACGGGCAACCGGGTGCGCATCGTGCGCAACTTCGGCATTTCCGGCCAGCGCACCGACCAGATCCTCGCGCGCGTCCCCCAGCTCATCCCGATGGTGCGCTTCGAGGGCGTGCGGCATGTGGTGCTCGACGGCGACGCGAACGACATCGCGCAGCTGGGCACCACGGACAGTTTCGGGCGCACGATCACCGCGCAGACCATCATCGCGAACATCATGGCGACGGTCGATCAGCTGCGCGCGATCGGCATCGACGGCGAGATCATTCTGCAGACCGGGTTCCCGCGCGCACAGCCAGGCGGCCCGGCAAGCACGGCCATGTCGGCGTCGGCCATCGCCGCGCACAACGAGGTGAACCGCTGGAAACGGCAGTTCGCTCTGACGGCCACGAAGGTGCGGCTGCTCGACCTGTTCCCGGTGCTGCTGGACTACACCAGCCCGACGACCATGTCGCGCTGCCAGCCCAATACAGCGTGGGTCGACAGCGAGGGTCTGCACATCAACTCGTTTCAGGCGACCCTGCAGCTGGCCCGGCGAACGGCCGCGCTGTTCCAGACGCTTTTCCCGGCGGTGCCCAACATCTTCGGCGGCACCCACTACGACGGGACGAACGGCGACGCGCCGAACCAGTTCTGGAAGGCGCCGGCCGGCACCTCCGGGGCAGTGGGAACGGGCTTCACCGGCACGATGCCGACGAACACCCGCATCCTGCGTCAGTCGGGCGACAGCACAACGACAGGCACGGCCTCGGTCATCACCCGCGAGCAGATGTGCACGGAACTCGGCATTGCCTTCGACGGCGTGCCGGGCACGGTGGCCAAGGTCACGATCACCGCAGGCGCGTCGGACGGGAACGCCATCATCGACAACAACTGGAACACGGCACTTCTCGCCTCCACCGCGATCGGCAAGAGCCTGGTGCTCTCTGGCGAGGTCGGTGCACGCATCACCAGCGGCGGCGCCAACGACACGCTCCAGGGGGTTTACGCCAACATGGTCGGCCAGTCGACAAACGAGCATGTGTTCGACGACCTGCGCACCGACAAGTGGACCAGCTGCAAGAGCTTCTTCGCGACGCTGCAGACTGCGCGCCCGTGGCTGGTGACCAGCGGCGAAAGCGGCTTCCGCATCAATCCATGCTTCGGCTACCAGCTGAGTGCAGGCGCGACGGCTGACATCTACCTCTCGCAGCCCAGCTGCCCGGCCGTTTAAGGGGGCCTGATCATGGCGCGCACGTCGAAGGCCGACCGCCTGGCGGACCTCCACGCGGAGGCCCTTGCGGAGTTTGACGAGATCCAGGCGGCGGCCAGGCCTGAGCGCCTGCAGTGCCTCCAGGACCGCCGCTTCTACTCGATCGCGGGCGCGCAGTGGGAAGGGCCGCTGGGGGACGCGTTCGAGAACAAACCGCGCTACGAGTTCAACAAGGTTCACCTCGCGGTCATCCGGATCATCAACGAGTACCGGAACAACCGCATCACGGTCGACTTCCAGCCAAAGGACGGCGCGTCGGACGACAAACTGGCCGACACCTGCGATGGCCTGTACCGCGCCGATTACCGCTCCAGCAGCGGCGACGAGGCCGTGGACAACGGCTTCGAGGAGGCCACGTCGGGCGGCATCGGCGCCTGGCGCTTGCGTGCGTGCTACGAAGACGAGGACGACGACGAGAACGAGCGCCAGCGCATCGCGTTCGAACCGATCTTTGACGCCGACACTTGCGTGTTCTTCGACCTCGGCGCCAAGCGCCAGGACAAGGCGGACGCGAAGCGCTGCTATGTGCTGACGCCGTACCCGCGCAAGGCCTACGAGGCAGAGTTCGGGGACGACCCGACGACCTGGAATCGCGCGATCCACCAGAGCCAGTTCGATTGGGACACGCCGGACCTGGTCTGGGTGTGTGAGCTGTACCGCATCGAGGAGGATCACGAGGTCGTCCGGTTCTACCGCGGGCTGGACGAGGACGCGCCGGACATGCGCGTCACCGAAGCCGAGCTGGAGGCGAATCCGGACATGCTGGAAGTGCTGCACGCCACCGGCTTCCGCCTCGTGCGAGAGAAGAAGGTGCGCCGCCGCAAGGTGATGAAGTACCTCATGTCGGGCGGAAAGATGCTGACCGAGGGCGAGCAGATCCCCGGGCGCTGCATCCCGATCGTCGTCACCTACGGCAAGCGCTGGGTGGTGGACGGCGTCGAGCGCTGCATGGGCCACGTCCGCCTCGCCAAGGACGCGCAGCGCCTGAGCAATACCCTCATGAGCTGGCTTGCCCAGATGGCGATGCGCTTCGACGTCGAGAAGCCCATCTTCGACCCCGAGCAGATTCGCGGCCACGCGCAGATGTGGGCGAACGACAACATCGAGAACTTCCCGTACCTGCTGGCGAACTCCCTCAAGGATATGGAGGGCAACCCCATCCCCGGGACGGCCGCGCCGGCCGCCTACACCAAGGCGCCGAACATCCCGCCCGCAATGGCGGCGCTGGCGCAGATCGCCGAGCAGGCGCTTTCCGACCTCCTGGGCAACCAGCAGGCAGGCGAGCAGCTGCAGCCGAACCTCAGCGGCAAGGCGGTCGAGCTAATCCAGAACCGGCTCGACATGCAGGTCTTCATCTACATGAGCAACCTTGCCAAGGCGATGAAGCGCTGCGGCGAGGTGTGGCTGTCGATGATGAAAGACATCGTCGTCGAGCAAGGCCGGCGAATGAAGGTGCTGGACGCCAACGGCAAGGCATCCTCGGTCGTGATGAACCAGCCGGCCTACGACCCTGAGACGGCGAGCGAGTACCTCGACAACGATCTCTCGAAAGCGAGTTTCGAGGTCGACGTGGACGTCGGCCCAAGCAGCGCCAGCAAGCGCGCGGCGACCGTCCGTGCCCTGACCGGGATGATGCAGTTCGCGCAAGACCCCGAGACGCTGCAGGTGCTCAACAGCCTGACGATGATCAACATGGAAGGCGAGGGGCTGAACGAGGCCCGCGACTACTTCCGCACCAAGCTGCTGCGCATGGGCGTGGTCAAGCCCAGCGAGGACGAGGCGAAACAGCTGGCGCAGGAGCAGGCCAACGCACAGCCAGATCCGCAGTCGCAGGCGTTGATGGCCATGGCCGAGGAAGCAACCGCGAAGGCGGCCAAGGCCCGCGCCGACACGGTGGACACGATCGCTGCCGCCGACCTGAAGCGCGCACAGACCGCGAAGACGATCGCCGAAGCGATGGGCGCGGAACAGCAGCAGCAACTGGCCTCGGCCGAGTTCCTCCGCGAGATGCTCGCGCCTCCGCCGCAACCGACAACCCCGGGCGCATAGCAATGGCGCTGATAACCGAGCCACGGGCCAGCAATGGCGCTGATATGCGTCGCGCCGATCCGTTGCGCTCACCCGTGGGCGGTTTTGACAATCCCGGTATTGCATTCTGAGCCGCGCCAATGACCGTCTCCAAGCTGCTGCGCTACCTGCTCTCTCGCGTTTTCTCCCCGGGCATCGTGGAGGGCGGGGGCGGTGGCGCGGCCGTGCTCGAGAGCGACCCCGAGCAGGATGAGCTGGCCGTCGAAGAAGACACCGACGACCATGGCGAAGCGGACCCCGACAAGACCGGCCCCGACGCCGAGACCGAGGCCGAGCCAGGCAAAGAGGCCGAGCAGGACGCGGTAGACGATGAAGTGGTCGTCAGCATCGGTGATCCGCCGGAGACGCCCGAGGAGGACGAGCGCAAGGCGCCCGAGTGGGTGCGGGATCTGCGCCGAAACAACCGCGAGTTGGTCCGCAAGCAGCGCGAACTCGAGGCGGAGAACGCGCGGTTGCGCGGAATGGGGGCTCAACAGCCGGCCGCAGTCGTTGTCGGCGAGAAGCCCACACTAGAGGGCTGCGACTACGACGCCGACAAGTTCGCTGAGCAGCTGGAAGCCTGGCACGCGCGCAAGCTCGAGGCCGACGCGCAGCAGAAGAAGCGCGAGCAGGCCGAGGAGCAGCAGAAGGCGCAATGGCAGACGCGCATCGACGCGGTCAGCAAAGCCGTTGCCAGCATCAAGGTCAGCGACTACGCGGACGCCGCCGAGGTGTTCGAAGACACGTTCTCGATCGTGCAGCAGGGCATCGTGCTCGGCGGCCCCGAGGATGCGAAGACCTCCGCGATGCTGCGCTATGCGCTTGGCAAGAACCCCGGCAAGGCGAAGGAACTCGCGGCGATCACCGACCCCGTCAAGTTCGCCTTCGCCGTGGCCAAACTGGAGACGCAATTGAAGGTCACCCCGAGAAAGACCGCGCCGCTGCCTGAATCGCGGCTGCGCGCCTCGGTCGCGGGTGCGGCCAGCAGCGCGGCCCGCCTGCAGGAGCTGCACGAAAAGGCGCAGCGGACCGGCGACTACACCGAATATCTGGCAGCGAAACGCAAGCTGCAGAAGTAGCCCAAGGGCTACCACGAGGCGGCCGCCCGGCCTGAACAGGGCGAGTGCAAAGGCTTCCGTCCGGCCTCAAGGGATGAGCAAACGCCCCTGGTTTCCTCACTTTTGAAAGGCACATCATGCCCAACGCACTCGCCAAATCGCTCGAACTGATGTTCGAGAAGTTCGTGGAAGGCTACGACGCTGAATGCGTCATCAGCATGGAGGCGGAACGGTCCTACCCGGACGCCAAGGCCATGCAGCGCGCCGGTGACACGTTCTACAAGAAGCAGAACTACCACGCTGCGGTCGTCACCGGCCTCGACGTGTCGGCCGCCTCGCGCACCGACGTGATCGAGCGCTTCGTGCCGACCGTGTTCCGCTCGCCGGACAACGTGATATACGAGTTCGACGCGCGGGAGCTGCGCGACGAGCAGCACATGCAGAAGATGGGCGAAGCCGCCGCGCTGCGCCTGGCTGCCGAAGTCGATAAGAACCTCTACGCGACCGTCGCTGCGAACGCATCGATCGTCGTGAAGAAGGTCGGCGCGATCGCCTGGAGCGACGGCGCCACCGCTGAAGCGCTGATGCTCTCCCGCGGCATCGCCGGTCGCACGCCCCGCAAGCTGTTCCTCAACCCGTTCGACTACGCGGTGATCGCGCAGGATCTGGGCAACCGCGCCTACCTGGGTGATCGGTCGAAGGACGCCTACGAGCGCTCCAAGGTTCCGGACGTCGCGACCTTCGCCACCTTCCGCACGGACAACGTGGCGAACGTGGCGGCCATCGGCACGGTGACGGGCACGACGGTGACGTCGAACACCTCGCACACCGTCACCGCGATGACCGGCGACCTGCCCACCGACAACCGCTACGGTGTGCTGCCGGTGTCGGGCGCCAACATCGCCAACATCAAGAACGGCGACTGCTTCACGATCAACGGCGTCAACGCCGTGCACATGATCGACAAGAGCGACACCGGCCAACTGATGACCTTCCGTGTCATCAGCGGCGGCGGAACCAACTCGCTGACCGTCACGCCGAAGATCGTCACGTCTGGCCCGTACCAGAACGTGACGGCGCAGGCTGCGGCGGGGGCGGCGCTGACGTTCCTGAACACGGTGACGAAGCCGATCAACGCCTTCTGGGCGCAGGGCGCGGTCACGCTCGACTATGGCCGCCTGGAGTTCCCCGGCGACACCGGCGCGCGTGTGATGACCGCGACCACCAAGCAGGGCGTGCCCCTGGTGATGGTGGCGCAGATGAACGCGCAGACCGGCAAGCTGTTCGTCCGCAACACCACGCTGTATGCGGCGACGGTGATCGACCCGGAGAAGTGCGGACTGATCCTGGCCAGCCAGACCTGATCTGGCGAACCGAGCGGGGGCTTCGTGCCCCCGCTTTTCTCGAACACCCGACAGGAGCCCACATGCCGCAGATCGAAGTGCCCCGCATGCTGTACCGCGTACCCCAAGACCACGACCGCAACATCTCCGACCTCGAAAGCGGGCGCTTCGCCTGGTGCGTGGTTCAGACGACGGAGGAGTTGGAGACAGCGCAGGCTGACGGCTGGCACCTGGACCAGTACCAGGCGAAGGCCGCAGCCGAAGCCGCTGCTGCGCCTGCGCCTGAGCGCGCGCCGGCAGACGACAACCGGCCGCCCACCCGCCCGGAACTGGAGCAGAAGGCCGCCGAGCTTGGCATCGCCTTCAGCCCCCGGATGAGCGACAAGAAACTCGGCGAAGCGATCGCCGCGAAGCTGGCCGGGTGACGGGATGAGCTGGACGAAGCGGCAGCTGTGCGAGGAGGCCTTCGCCGAGCTGGCGCTGGCCGGCTATTCCTTTGATCTTCAGCCGGAGGAGATGCAGCGCGCGCTTCGGCGTCTCGATTCGATGATGGCCACGTGGGACGCCAAGGGCATCCGCGTCGGGTACCGCTTGCCGGCTTCCCCTGACGCGTCGGACCCCGACGAGGACTCCGGCCTGCCCGATACCGCGGCGGAAACGGTCTACCTGCACCTGGCGCTGCGCCTGGCGCCTGGTGAAGGCAAGCAAATCAGCCAGGACACCCGACGCGCCGCGCGCGATGGGTACGAAGCGCTGCTGTTCGAGGCCGCGCGCCCGCGGCAGCAGCAGTTCCCCCACACGATGCCGCTCGGCGCCGGCAACAAGCCCGGACTCACCGGGCGCACCTTCATGCCTGCCCCCGACACGAACCCGCTGCAGGTCGCAGACGGCGGCAGCCTTGACCTTCAGGAGTGACGCATGGCGATCGAGAAACTGAACCAGGGGACGCCGACCGCCGCGGCGCAGATCCCGTTCCATGACGTGACGAACGGTCAGGACCGCCGCGCCTCGGTCGCCGACATCCTGGCGCTGGCCACCGCCAACGCGAGCAGCGGGCTCATCACGCAATACGCCGCACCGAACGCAAACGCCTTCAGCGTGAGCATCGCGCCACCCACGGACGGCACGAGCATGTGGCTGCTGCTGACGCCTGCCGCCGGGTACGCGGCCGGCACGATCGTTCTCCCGGCCCTCGCCACGTGTCAGGACGGGCAGGAGCTGCTGGTGTCGTGCAACCAGGCGGTGGCGGCGCTCACCGTCGACGGCAACGGTTCGACGGTCAACGGCGCGCCTGCGTCGCTGGCTGCAAACGGCTTCTTCCGCCTGCGCTTCGACGGCGTGATCGGCGGCTGGTACCGGGTGGGCTGACCTGTGCAGATCCCGGTCATCAACGGCATCTACGCGGACCAGGCGGGGCGCTTCCGCACGAGCTACCCCCGCAACATGGTGCCGGTGCCCAAGCAGACGGGCATCTCGCAGGGCTACTTTCAGCCGGGCGCCGGGATCGAACTGCACAGCGTTGGCCCCGGCGTGGACCGAGGCGGCTACAACTGGCGAGGCGTGTGTTACCGCGTGATGGGCAGCCAGCTGGTGCGCGTTGACAGCGACGGCACCGTCACGCAGCTGGGCGACGTCGGCGAGGGCGGCCAGGTGTCGATCGACGAGGGCTTCGAGTGCATGGCCATCTGGTCGGGCGGTCGCCTGTACTACTGGGACGGCGGCAGCCTGGCGCAGGTCACCGATCCCGACCTTGGCACCGCGATCGATGGCGTGTGGCTGGGCGGTTACTTCCTCAGCACGGACGGCGAGAGCATCATCGCGACGGAGCTGAACGACCGAACGTCGGTCAACCCGCTGAAGTACGGTTCGTCGGAGGTGGACCCCGACCCGGTGCTCGCGCTGGACAAACTGTCGAACGAACTCATCGCGCTGAACCGCTACAGCATCGAAGCCTTCACCAACGTCGGCGGCGCTGGGTTCCCGTTCGCCCGCATCGACGGCGCGCAGGTATCCAAGGGCGTGATCGGCACGCACGCTTACGCCAAATTTGCGGACACGATCGCCTTTGTCGGCAGCGGCCGCAACGAGCCGCCCGCGGTCTACCTGATGGGGCCGGGCCGGGCGCTGCCCATCAGCACCCGCGAGATCGACACGATCCTGCAGCGCTACACCGAGGAGCAACTGGCGCAAATCGTCTGCGAGACCCGGACGAACCAGGGGCATGAGCACCTGATGATCCACCTGCCGGATCACTGCCTGGTCTATGACGCCGCGGCGAGCAAGGTCACGGGCGAGCCGGTGTGGTTCACCCTCGACAGCGGGGTGGAGGCGCCATCGACCTACCGCGCCCGCAATCACGTGTGGTGCTATGACCGCTGGCTGTGTGGCGACCCGACGAGCAACAACGTGGGCCGCCTCGTCGATGACGTGTCTACCCATTACGGCGAGGACATCGGCTGGCAGTTCGGGACGCTGGTGGTCTACAACGACGGCCGCGGCGCGATCTTCCACGAGCTGGAGCTGGTCGCCCTCCCGGGGCGTGTGCAGTTCGGCGCCGACCCGGTGATCTGGACGAGCTACAGCGAAGACGGCGAGACCTGGAGCCAAGAGCGCGCGACGTCCGCCGGCAAGCAGGGCGAACGTGGCAAGCGCATCGTGTGGCGCAAGTTGGGGCGCATGCGCAATTACCGCATCCAGCGCTTTCGGGGGACGAGCGACGCCCATGTCGCCTTCGCCCGCCTGGAAGCGCGGGTGGAGCCGCTGAATGCCTGACCTCTACAGCGTCGAACTGCCCCGCAAAGATCTGGCGACGTTCCTGCCGAGCCAGCGAGCGATCGTCGCGTTCGAGAACGTCATCAAGGATCTGCGGCAGGTGCTGGGGCCTGCAGTGGACACCGCGGCCGATTCCGTTGCGGATCTGGAAGCCAGCGCCAGTTCCGCGCTGGCGGCTGCGCGCGCGGCGGAGGCGCTGGCCCACCTCGCTGCCGTCATCGCCCTGGACCTGGCAGCGGGGCCGCCGCCGGTGCCTGCGACATCGCCCGAGCAAGACGAAACCACCGCCCAGCTGGTCGCCATGCGTGAGGAGCTGGCGGCCCTTCGCACTCTCGTGAACGACCTACAAGCGAGCCCGCCATGACAGCCACCCCGAAAGTCCTGATCGCCCACCAGAACGTGCCGAGCGCGCAGACCACCGCCTACACCTCACCGACCGGCGGCAAGGGCACATGGGTCGACAAGTTCGTCGCCACGAACTACAGCGGCGGGGTCGTCACCATCTCGGTGAACGTCGTCACGTTGGGGGACACGGCCGGCAATCACAACCTTGCGATAAAGACCAAGAGCCTTGCGGCCGGCGAAAGCTATACCTTTCCCGAGCTGGTCGGAAAGTTCCTCAACCCCGGCGATTTCATCAGCTGGGTCGCAAGTGCTGCCACGTCTATCAATGGCGCTGCTAACGGGCGCGAGTTGACATGACAAAACGCCACGTGCGCCGCCGATAATTCGCGCACCTCGACGGCCCATTGCGGCCGTCCGCTGAGACCGTAGAGCCGCCAGCAGCTCGCCGCCCCGAAAAGGGAGAGTGCTGCGATGGTCTCAGAACCCGAACTGGAAACGACACCTGCCAACGTGCCGCAGGTGTTCAAGACAACCCCCTCGAGAGCAGAGATTCTTCGCCTCCAGGCAGCGATGCTTGGCATGGAGCGCGAGGAGGTGCCCGTCGAGCACACGTTCGGCCCCGGGTTCTACGCGCGCACCATCCACATCAAGGCCGGCACGGTTCTCGTCGGCAAGGTCCACGCCACCGAGCACCTGTTTTTCGTGTCGAAAGGGGAGATCGCCCTTGCCACGGAGGACGGCGTGCATCACGTGCGCGCGCCATTCCAGACCGTCGCCCGCCCCGGGCTGAAGCGCGTAGGCGTTGCGATCACAGACGTTACCTGCACGAACGTCCACATCACGAGCGAAACGGATCTGGCGAAGCTCGAGGCCGAGCTGATCGTGCCGGAAGCGCTCGAGGCGCCGGCCGCGGTGGAGGCTCTCGCATGAGCTGGATCGCAGTCGCAGTCGCGGGCGCAACGGTGGTCACCGGCGCCTATTCCGCCAACCAGCAGAAGAAGGCCGGCGAACGGGCGGCCAGGTCGCAGGGTCAAGCCGCCGAGGCAGGAATCGAGGAACAGCAGCGGCAGTTCGACGCCGTCAAAGAGCTGCTATCGCCCTACGTGCAGGCGGGCAACAAGTCTCTATCCGCCCAGGGCGACCTCGTCGGGATCAACGGCGTGGACGCGCAGGCGTCGGCGATCAAGGCGCTGGAGGCCTCGCCGCAGTTTGCCGCGCTGACGCAGCAAGGCGAGAGCGCGATTCTGCAGAACGCATCAGCGACCGGCGGGCTGCGCGGCGGCAACACGCAGGCGGCGCTGATGCAGTTCCGGCCGCAGATGCTCGCCCAAACGATCAACGACCAGTACGCCCGCCTTGGTGGGCTGACCAGCATCGGGCAGAACGCAGCGGCCGGCACCGGTAACGCTGGCATGCAGACGGGCAACAACATCGCGCAGCTGCTCCAGATGCAGGGCGCTGCGCAGGCCGGCGGTGCGCTCGCGGTGGGCAAGGCGCATGCGGGTTACGCCAACGCGATCCAGCAGGGCCTCGGCATGTATTTCGGCATGGGGGGCAAGTTCTGATGGGGCCGATCGACTACTCCATCGACGTGCAAAGCCCGTTTGTCTCGGCACTTCAGGGCTTCCAAGCGGGTGCCGGCATC